CGCGCGCCTTCGTCAGCGCGGCATCCTCGCCGATAACATGGTCGAATTTGCCTGCAATGGTCGAGATGCGATAGCATTGGTCTGTCATAGTCAGTTCCTCCAAGGGTTTCAGATCATTCCTTGAAGGCTTTCGATTATCGATCTCCCTTCAAGGAACTATCCGGAATCTCCGGAATGTTCAGTTGTCAAGAAATCCTTGACACCTGCGTTTGACGAATTCTAGATACGATGACCAGATCTTTGCTGGCTCCATTGGGAAAACGCAGCCGATTATGGTATCCTTCGCGTCAGCTTGATGGTAGGCGAATTCAGCGAAGTGGCTCGCCATTATCGGCAGAACGTCAATGATCCGGTCGGCATCCTGACGCCACGGCTCGCGGCGCTCTTCGGAAAGTGTATGCCAGTCACGGCTTATGCCGGGCTCCTCATAGAGAACCCGGCCGATTACATCTCTCATTGGTTCGGTGATTTTAGGCATTCTCGCGAGCCCATTCGAGTGCGGTAGCCTTGTCGTCAAAAAATCTAACGCTACCGGCTGACTCGTAATTTTCGCCGGTCACTTCGTTCCTGTGGATCTTTACCAGATCAACTGACCATTTCGGATTGCAGAGCCTGCCGTTATCGTCAAAGTCGGTGAAGGTCTTTTCAACATCGAATGTGTGGGTTTCGCCCTTAACTCTGATTGGTTTCGTCATATCCGCCTCCTGATTGAATGTTGGATTGTCTTGAAGAGAGATCGTATCGCCGCCCGTTTCTGCTGAGTAGCACCTGAGACCGTTTGTTAGACTGCACGTCTCAGGTAGGGTTTCCGTGGCTGATGAGTTTCAATTTAATCATTCTGATAGGTTTTGTCAAGCGGTTCTGTGGATAAAAACTACTGAATTGACAGTTTTTCTCCAGCCTGATACCCTCATATTGATTTTTATATGAGGACAACGTGACTGGCAAAGAGTTCAAGGCCGCGCTGAAGCAGCTTGAAATGACGCAACGGGCATTCTGCGATGAGACCGGCGTCTCTGAGCCAACCGTCAACAGATGGGTTGGAGCGAAAAAGGATGTTCCGCCTCTTGCGGAAGCTTACATTCGGCTTCTGCTCTCCATACACCGGGCAAGGAGCAGTAAATGAGCAAAGAATACACAGCGACTGCGATGCGCCAGAACCCCCGAGTGATGAGAGCGCAACCTTTGCTGCATCTCATCCTACAGGCGATCAGGCCGCACCTTCGCGACGATGAAGAAAGCCGCTACTACCAGCGCGAAGAGCAGATTTTCAACCAGATCCGGAACGAGCTTGAGCAAGCTGGCGCTGAGATCATCAACGATTACACCCGCGAGGCGGCTGGTCTTCCACCGCGCGGCCCCGATGGCTGGACACTGGAAGAAATCATTGAGCTTGAGAAGCGCCGACTGGAAATCATGATGAAGCCGCCGAGTTTCATCATCGATCCGAACACTCTCAAGCTGAAAGAAACTCCGCCCGCGCCAAGCTCAAGAAGCTTAACAGATGAGTGAGGCGGAAATGACATCACGCGGACCGGTATTCCCGGATTGAGGGAGATATGATCGAGATCATCGCAATAATCGCGCTTTTCGCAGTTGCCTTCGCTCTGGTCTATATCCCGTGGCCAAAGTCGAAGCAGACACGAGAGCAGCAAACCATCGCCGAATATCATTTCCAAAAAGCCCTTGAGGCTTGGAGAATGAAAGACTGAACACCGCATGTCAGAATCCGTCGTAAAGCTCCGCGCTGAAGCAAAGCGCCTCGGCATCAAGGGCCGGTCCAGCATGAAGAAGGCTGAACTGGCGAAGGCTGTCGGCGCCGCCAAGCCGGTCGGCATCGAGTTCTCGCCACGCGGCGGTCTTGATCGCATGAACGGAGAATACATTCCCGGTCTCGGCAAGGAATTTACAATCGTTCCCTTGGCAAAATGGGCAGACACATCCATGTGGGCGGCAGCCTGCGCCGAAGCCGATGAAGCGTTTCGTAAAGCCGGATGTCAGATCGCCATTACCTTTGACGAACAATCCGTCCTGATCCAGGAATACCGCAATCAGGATCGCATCGCATTCATTTTCCACCGCCGTGTTCCAGTATTCCAGTGGCAGAAACAGAAGGAAAAGGGCTTCCGCAACCGCGATCTCTATCATGTCGTCAGGATCAAGCTGGAGCCGCGCCTGAAGGCAGCGCTTGCTATGGCTGGGCGATGGAAGGATGCTGCGTGACGCCAGAACCAACCGCTGAGCAGATCCTCGCAGCCTGTGCAAAGCTTGCTCGGCGAAGAGGCATTCATGCCAGCGCCTAAGGGCAACAAGAATGCCGTTGGCAACAAAGGCGGCGGCCGGAAGTCTTCATACCAAAAGCAGTTTGCAAAAGTCGCGCAGAAGATGTGCGAGCTTGGTGCTACAGACCGTGAGATTGCAGAAGCTTTAGGCATTGCTGAGCCCACTCTTCATGGCTGGCGAGCAAAGCATGTTGAGTTTTCGGAAGCCTTAAAGGCGGGGAAGACCCCGGCTGATGATCGAGTCGAGCGATCTCTGTATCACAAGGCAGTCGGATACACCTTTGCAAGCGAGAAAGTGTTTCAGTTCCAAGGCGAGATTGTTCGCGCCAAAACCGTCGAACATGTCCCGCCTTCAGACACGGCTGCAATCTTCTGGCTAAAGAACCGCCGCAAGGATGAATGGCGCGACAGAACGGATCATGAGCACAGCGGCAAAGACGGCAAGCCCATAGAACTGGCTGATGTAAGCGACACTGAATCTGCCCGCCGCGTCGCCTACATGCTCGGCCTCGCCATGGCCAGAAAGAAGAATGCTCCAGTCCCCGCGTCTTGAGGACATTCTGTCAGCCTTCGAGGTTATGACCCCGGAGGAAAAGCAGGAAACAATCAAGGCCGCGATGGAGGAAACCGGGCATTTGCCTTGGGTGCCATCGCCGGGCGGTCAAACTGCGGCGCTGCATAGCGAAGCGGATGAACTGTTCACGGGCGGCGAACCAGGCGGCGGCAAATCCTCGCTTCTCGTCGGTGCTGCTGTCACGCAGCATATGAACTCGATCATATTCCGCCGGGAATATCCGCAGATCAAGGGGCTTGAGAAAGAAGCCACACGTATTCTCGGCTCACGCACGGGATACAATTCGCAGGATCGCGTCTGGCGTATCCCCGGCACGAAGCGGATACTGGAATTCGGCTCTGTCCCGCATGAGTGGGATGTTGAGAAGTATCAGGGCCGTGATCACGATCTCAAGGGCTTCGACGAGATCACGCATTTCAGCCGCGATCAGTACCGTTATCTGACGCTGTGGCTACGGTCTGCCACTCCGGGCCAGCGTTGCCGCATCATCTGCACTGGAAACCCCCCAACCACATCGGAAGGATTGTGGGTAATCCAGCATTGGGCTCCGTGGCTTGATGAGACGTATCACGATCCGGCGCCGCCTGGTGAATTGCGCTGGGCCGCACCGGCAGACAGCGACAGCGATAAAGAGTTATTCTTCCGCACGCAGGAAGAAGCTCTTGCCCACGTAGAAACGCTGGACCGGCCGCCGCGAGACACGAAAGGCAATCTGCTTCCGCCGCGGTCTCGCACCTTCATCCCGGCCAAGATGGAAGATATTCCAGAGCTTGCCAATAGCGGCTATGGCGCTGTTCTTGCTTATGCGCCGAAAGCCCTGCGCAACCTGGCCAGCGGCAAGTTCACTTCCATGCTGGAGGATACGCCGAACCAGGTGATCCCGACGGAATGGATCATTGCCGCACAAGATCGCTGGACGGAAGATGGCTGGCGCAAGTGGCAGATGACGGCAATGGCATTCGATCCAGCTGGTGGTGGCAAGGATGCCGCAGTCCTTGCGTGGCGTCACCGCGGCTGGTATGCGCCGCTCGTCAGCGAAAGGGGCAAAAGCACGGCTGACAGCACGGCTGGCGCTAGCGCGATCTTTACGAATCGCCGAGATGGCGCTCCGGTTGTCATCGATGTAGGCGGCGGGTATGCAAGCGGCGTCAAGACGAGATTGCAGGACAATGAGGTTGATTTCGTTTCGTTCAACGGCGCGAAAGACTCGACAGCGGCAGCGCTCGGCAGTCGTCTGCCCTTCACGAACAAGCGGGCTGAAGTCTGGTGGCGTTTCCGTGAGGCTCTTGATCCCGATCAAGACGGCGGCTCAATCATAGCATTGCCACCCGATGCTGAATTGCGGGCTGACCTTGCCGCACCATGCCTTCTGCCTCGCGTCCTTGAGATTCGCGGCGAGATCCAGCTGGAGAGCAAAGAGGATCTGCGCAAGCGCCTCGGCCGATCGCCTGACAAAGGCGATGCTGTGGTCATGTGCCTGACTGAGGGTAATATCGCGGTCGCCAAGGCGCACACGCGCAAGCAGCCTCATTCAATGGCTTCCGAATCCGTGAACCCGAACCGCCCCAAGCGCGGACGCAACCGTCGGCGGGGCGGCATCGACGATTACCAGTCCGCGTCAGAGCACGGATAGCCCATATCCAAGAGGAGATAGTCCGATTTCTAATATTATGGGGAGCCCGAAACTTGCGTCTCAACTCCCTGAGACCATCCCAAATCAGGCCAAGCAAGAGAAATGGCGGAAGGAACGCTCCCGGATAATTAGCACTGCCCAACAGAGGGAAGCGAATAGGGATAGGGATAATGATCTTGGCTCTTTCGGCTTCGGCCAGAAGGATCGAAGGTCAAGCGCCGTGCTGACGGGGTAGCGCGGATTGCTTGCTTACCGCTCTTGCGCTGTCTCTCGGTTCCATCAAGACATGATTGGAGGATTATACACTTGGGAAATCTATTTAGCAAACCGAAGTTCCCAGAACCCAAACCCGCCATCCCGCTCCCGCAAGAAGACAGCGAAGCCATGCGCCGGGCCAATCTTCAGGAGCGCTCACGCCTGTCCAAATCCACCGGCCGTGGCTCCGTGACGCTCACTGAGAAGGATCTGGGCGCCTACGGCCAGAACGAGCTGCGCGGCGGCTCCAGCTCCGTGCTGACGGGCTGATCGTCACGCTTCATGGCAGGTGATGACAACGCCCGAGAGCTGGTTCGGCTCTCTGAATCGCGCTTTTCGAAGAAGTCCCAGCTTGATACGCTGTGGCAGACGATCAGCGAAGAATTCTTTCCTGAGCGCGCGACGTTCACCCGGACCCGCGTCGATGGCGACGAATACGCCGATGAGCTTTACACCTCTCTCCCGGCGCAGAACCGGCGCGATCTCGCCTATGCGCTCGGCGCTCTGACGCGACCGAAGAACCAGCAATGGTTCGACCCCAAAGCGCAGGAGGAGGAGCGCAACACCGAGCGGTCAAAGGCGTGGTTCTCTATGACGCGGGATGTGCAGCGGACACTGCTCTACACGCGCCGCGCCGGGTTCCAGAACACCATGCAGATGTCGGACAACGATGTCATATCGTTC